CATGTCGATGCCCTTAAATCTGGCACCAACATTTCTGTATTTTTCAGCAGTTGCTGAAGCAACATTTTCAAGTGCGCCGCTTCGTCCAGCAAGACTTTCTCCTCTTGCTGCGGCTTCTTCGTTTCTCTTTAATTGAATTCCAGCTTTTTTAAATTCGGCAAAAGACACAGCATCCAAGAATGAATTAACTGCCGCTTTGGCTTCCTTTGCCCTTTGCTTCATTCCGCCATACCAACCAGCAAGTGCGCCGGTAATGGCACCAAGGGCAGCACCAACTGCGGTACCTACGCCTGGAGCAATCATTGTTCCGATTGCTGCACCAGCCATGGCTCCCGTCGCTGCTCCACCTTTTGCTGTTCTTGATTTAAGGGCGGCTCCACCAAAACCAACTGCGAGTCCAGCTAGTGGGTTGAATTGACCAACCATTCCACCAAGCGCCATTGCCCCCTGTGCTTCTGGGGCCATTTTCTGAGACAACATACCCATACCCATACCGCCAATGCCTTTTTCTGCATTTCCAAGAACAGCAGAACCAAGCCTGCTACTTCTGGTTTGACGCATGTTATGGGCCATAAGTTTTCTTTTAAGCCCAAAACCGGAATTTCTGAATGTTGCGCCTTTAAACTTTCCTGATTGCTGGTCAAGCCCAGCAACTACGTTTCCTGTCTTTGGGTGAAGAACTTCTATGGCACCAGTAGGACCGTGAAGTCTTTCTATCCCCATCTGTCGCCCTGTTATGGAGCTTTGCAGGAACCCAGCTTTTTCGTCAACCTGCGAGTTTGCAGCATTCATTATGTTGCCGAACATTCCACGGGTAGACGTAACCCCCCTGCTACCAAAGCCCCTTACGCCTGCACCAAACTGACGAACAAGATTTCCATTTTGATACCTTGCTCTTGGGGTTCTGCCAACATTCCACCCGCCACCATTTCTACGTATCTGCTCATCTCTGGCTCTAATTTGACTATTACCTATATTGGCGGCAGAAGCATTTCTGGCGGCCATATATTCAGCGTTGCTCATTCCCGCAGGTATTTGTCCTGTTGCTCGAAGCCCTGCAACGTCTGAAAGGTTTACTCTTTGTCCTAATGGAGTGTAGTTTCCTACGGCTCCAGCAGCAGCTCCGTGTGTTGGCGTACCGATGCCCGCTCCTGGTCCTGCGTGCGTCTGGTCGTACGCGGTAGACATTCTTACGTTATGTCTGTCCATGCTTCGGCCCATTCGGTAATCTCTAAAACGCCTAGCAATAGCACTGTTTGACCTTCTGTCATATCCACCGTGTCCTACGAAATCTGGTGGCGTACTGCTTCTTGCGCCAAACCTTGCCAACCCTCTTTCCCACGCCGCTGCGTATCCGGGTTGATTACCGCCCAGGTACCTTGCCTGACCTGGGGCACCTGCACCGCCACCCCCAGCAACCTGTCGTCCAGTTGACATTCTTGGGCTACCAGGAAGAGGAGCGCCAGGTGCTCCACCTGTGGCACCAGAAGACAATCTTCCTCCTGGAGCTTGTCCTGGTCCACCAAGATTTACGGTTCCAGCAGTTACGTTCATGGTCTGAGTATTTTTGGGAACCTGTGCCATTAGTCCGCCCTTGGTATTTTTCATTTGTCTAGCGATAAGACCCAAGGCCATCAGTCCACCGCCGCTGCCGCCAAACATTCCACCAATACTTCCAACCATAGAGTTGAGCATTTTGAATACTTCGGTAAGACCCCCAAGAACATCATTAAGGAAAGGCATTGCTTTCCTTCGAATATCTTCCATTGTTCTTAATAGATTAAAAAGCTGCTCTACAACTCCAGCAATTCTTTCTCCAAATTCTTCAAAAGTTGCTGACTGGTCTTGGGCATGGACGTTGAAATCTTTCATCATCCCAACAAATCCATCTTTTACCGCATTAAACACCGGTTTAAACATCGACTCAATGGCTCTAGCGCCATCTACAAACGGTTTAAGTTGTTCTTTTGAAATCCTAAACCATCTAGCAAATTTTTCCCAACCATTGCCCATGTTTCTAAAAAAACCATCAGTCTTGGGTAGCCATTCTCTGGTTAGCTTTACAAAGAAGTTAGACACTTTTTCAAAAATACCAACAAGACCATCAAAAAAGTCACCTTTTCCAAACTCGCCTAAAGAACCGCTTACGCGAAGAAGGTCACTTCTTATAATCCTGAAGATTTTTTGCATTGCAATTTTTGCTGGTTCAAGAAACTGTTGACCAAAGTCTGCAAATTCACCTTTTATCTGAGTGAAGAAAGCTTTTGCTTGACCAATGAGGGTTGAGTTAACTGCCTCAAACTGCCCAGCAACGCCACCGGCTTTAGCAAGTTCACCAGACATGATGAGTTCTTTCATCTGTTTCTTGCTGGTTACTTTTGCTTTTTTAAGAGCTTGTTCCATTTGTGGGCCAAGAGCTTTTGCTGCTTCTTTAACCTTAGACATGCTTGTTTTTGAGTTATTAAGGGCTTCAATTAACGCGCCAACTTTGTCTGCTGCTGCTGCAGGGTCCTGTCCGGCTGCACCAAAGTCCATGAGGTTTTTCATCAACCCACCGCTTTGTGCAATCTGCGAAGACTTCATGGACTTAGCCATTGCTGCGTAGGCTTTGTTCAGTGCAGCAACTCCAAGACCTGCTAGCTGAGAGTCAGCCTGAAGAGTTCTCATTGCGTTGCGAACTTGGTTTGTTCCGGTAAGGAACTCTCCAGCTCCGCCCTTTGTAAACGCATACATTGCTGCTTGCTGCTCACGAATAGCGGCAGCTGCGGTTCCGAGTGCTACTGCTGCGCTGGCGGCCGCGCCGGCCATAGCAGTCATTCCCCATGAATAGGCTTTATGTAGCCATTTTCCTGCGACAAAAAGAGCGTGAACGCTCATTAGTGAGACAGAAAGAAGAGCAAAGTTAGCAATTGCCCCCTTTATTGCTAGTCCAAGAAATTTTGACAGGCCCATTCCTGCCGCTTTTACGCCTTTATCAAAGCTGTCAAAAGACCTTTTTGCTTTTAATACGCTAGTACCAAGTGAATTTGTGCTGGCAGCTGCGGCTTTTTGTCCAGACGAAAGTCTGCGTGATTTAGCGTCAAGCCTATCAAGAGCTTTGTCAAGGGTCTTTACTTCCAGAGCGCCCTGAGCGGCACCCTTTACCTCAATATTGACTGTACCTTCAGCCCTGGCCACGCTTAGACCTCACACGCTCATTTACGATTTTTGGGAAAATCGCGTGAGTGTAGGAACAAATCTGGCTTATTGCCTAGATTTGCGTTCCTGCTCTTCGCGGTCGTTACTTATTACTTTAGCACAAGCAAGCCTTATTAGCCATTCAGTTTCTGTTGAATCTAAAAGTCTTACTGGGTCTGTCCCGAACAGTTCGCCTAATCTTGCTGCCGAGATGACTAAAGGGTCTTCAACTAGTTCGTCGAAGACCCCTTCGTAGGGTCTTCAACGTCCACCGAATCAGAGTATCCAGCAGCGTCAAGAATCGAGAGGGCAGCAGCCTCAATATGAGGGTCAACTCCAAAGAATTCCTTAACACAGTCAGGAAGTGGGCGAGTTGTGTTTGTCATCTCAAGAATGACTGGAGAAGCAAATGTCAGCTCATTGCCAGCATCATCGAATACTTCTTCGTCGTCAAACAAGATACCGATAGTGGTGTGGCCAATAACTGAACAAGCAAAACGTGTTCCATCCATACCATTACGGGTATCTTCACCAGCTTGCTTACGCCAGTTTTTCATTTGGTTCTGGGTAATGTTCGGGCTAATCTTGATTTTTACACCAGGGCGTTCAGGAACAGGGATTAGAACAACCGAGCGTTCAACCTTGCGCTTGACAATGCCCGTAAGCTTTTGAAGCGGTGTCTCTTCTGCAGCAACAGCAGCCTTGACTTGCTTTGCTTTAGGGGAAGAATCTTCTGTGGATGTTGTATAGAGTTCAGAGTTTTCTGTCATAAGAGAAAACCTAGCACATCACGCATGCCCGTGATGGAACTCAGAAGAGAAGATTTATCAACCAGCTGCGCCAGCACCGGACTCAACGTCCGAGATGGCAAATGTTAGCGAGAAAGTCGCAGGAGCACCAGAAGATGAGTCACCGTCTGGCTCTGTGATGCCAACCAAAAGGGCCTTTGAGTACACACGGTCCGTGCCTGGAACCTTGAGGTCGCAGTCAAAGGTCTCGATTGTGATGTCGTACGA